ATCGCATATGAAGGCGATGACGAAATGGGCGGCGACGCAACTGACGATCTAGAAAGTGATTTAGATATGGACATGGGTCCAGAAGAAGATGACGAAGAAAAGTCCGAAGAAGAATTATTCCAAGATCTAGACAGTATTGTAGATGAACTACAAGCTAAGTTTGATGCATTGAAAGGTGGCGACATGGCTGACGACAGCGACGACATGGGCGACGAAATGGAAATGAAAGATGACTTTGATCTAGAAACAGTGCGTGAATATGTTGAGAAAGTTCCAGCAGGTCACGGCGCAGAAAAGAAAGGTCAATCCGAAAAAGCTGACGGCGGCAAGTCCCCAGTAGCTGGTAAGAATGATATGGGTGGTACAACTGCTAACATCCTAAGCGGCCGTAACGGTAGCGAAGGTTCAGAGACAGGTGCATTAAAAGGCAACGGTCTGTTAAAAGGTAATCCAAAAGAACAAAATACAGGTAACATCAATGTCCCAGGCGGAAAAGCAGGTAGTGCTTTCTCCAAGAAAGAGTCAGGTCATGGTGCTGAGAAAAAGGGCGCAGCGGAAGGTTCCACTGATGGCCAAAGTCTTTTCCGTGGTCGTAGATAATAGGACCGAATGGTGAAAAAATTTACTCTAGCAGAACATTTAAGTTACGATCAGGCTAAGATTGTTCTTGAGAGCGAAGAAGATGGTAACGGCGGTAAGTCGTTACATCTCAACGGGATTTGCATCCAAGGTGATATCCGCAATGCAAATCAACGTGTTTATTCTTCTCAAGAGATTGGCAGGGCTGTCAAAACGCTCAACGAACAGATCTCTGGTGGTTACTCTGTGCTAGGTGAAGTTGATCATCCTCAGGATTTAAAAATTAATCTAGATCGTGTTAGTCATATGATTACCAAGATGTGGATGGATGGTCCTAACGGCTACGGAAAACTAAAAATCTTGCCAACACCAATGGGTAAATTAATTGAATCCATGTTGACGGCAGGAGTTAAGTTGGGTGTAAGTTCAAGAGGATCCGGCGAAGTAGACGGTGGCGGCAATGTCCAGGGATTTGAAATTATCACTGTTGACATTGTTGCGCAGCCAAGCGCACCCGGAGCTTACCCAACTCCAGTATATGAGCACTTGATGAATAACACAGGTGGCTATCAGGCATTTAAAATGGCATTAGAAGTACAAGGCAACCCACAGGCACAAAGATATATAGCAGAGAGCTTGGTGAAAATCATCAAGGATCTCAAATAAAAAGGAGAATCACATGCTAGATTTCGTTAAACAATTATTTGAAAACAATGTGATTTCCGAGGACATCAAATCGGAGATTGAAACTGCTTGGAATACGCAGATTCAAGAATCTCGTGATCAAGTCACTGCTACACTACGTGAAGAATTTGCGCAGAAATATGCGCACGATAAAACCGCAATGGTTGAAGCTGTTGAAGGAATGTTAGCTGATCGCTTAACCGCAGAGCTAACAGAACTTGCTGAAGACCGTCAAGGACTTATCGAAGCCCGTGCAAAATACGCTAGAAAAATGAAAGATGATGCGGCCACTATGGAATCATTTATCTTAAATAATCTACGCAAAGAAATTGCAGAATTACACGAAGACCGTAACGCAGTTGCAGGCAACGTTGAAAAATTAGAGTCTTTTATTGTGGACTCACTAGCGAAAGAAATCGCAGAATTCCACAGCGACAAGAAAGATTTAGCTGAAACTAAAGTACGTCTAGTACGTGATAGTAGAGTTAAGTTTGAAGCTGTCAGGAAAGATTTCATCGCTCGTTCAGCACAAATCATTGAAGAAACAGTCTCTAAGGGATTGAAATCTGAAATGACTCAGTTGAAAGAAGATATCAACTCTGCTCGCAGAAACGACTTTGGTCGCAGAATTTTTGAATCATTCGCAAGCGAGTTTGCTGCAAGTCATCTAAATGAAAAATCTGAAACTGCACGCCTGTTAAAGGTAGTTGCACAGAAAGAAATGGAATTAGAAGAAGCAGCAAAGATTGTTGCAGAAACAGAAAAATTAGTAGAAAGCAATAAAACTGAATTAAGAATCATTAAAGAATCCGCAAAGCGCACAGCAGTTATAGGCGAGTTGTTAGGACCATTAGGTGGTGATAAGCGTTCAGTAATGAGCCAACTATTAGAGTCAGTACAAACAGATAAGCTAAATGCAGCTTTTGACAAGTATCTACCAGCAGTAATGAATGGTGGAACTCCGGCCAAGAAAGCATTGACCGAAGGCAAAGAAATTACAGGCAATAAACATCAGGCACAACAATTTAGCAGTGAAGAAAAAACTGCTGAAATATTTGACATCCGCAGGCTTGCGGGACTAAAAGTTTAAGGAGAACTATAATGTCACAATTACTCGAGTCACGCTGGTCGGAAACCAAAGACGCCCTTCTAGAAGGTCTTCAAGGTAACAAGCGTTCAGTAATGGCTACTACTTTAGAAAATACCCGCAAGTATTTGGCTGAGAGTGCTACTGCTGGAGCTACATCCGCTGGCAACGTTGCAACTTTAAATCGTGTGATCCTTCCAGTGATCAGACGTGTAATGCCTACCGTTATCGCTAACGAGTTAGTAGGTGTACAACCAATGACTGGCCCAGTTGGTCAGATCCATACCTTGCGTGTTCGCTATGCAGATAGCTTTAACAGCGCAGCCGGTACTGACATCACAGCTGGTGATGAGGCACTAAGCCCATTCAAGATCGCCGAAGGCTATTCCGGTTCAGCATCTGACAAAGCAGCTAGTACAGCAGCTTTAGAAGGTCGTGCTGGTAACAGACTAAGCATTCAAATCTTGAAACAGACAGTTGAAGCTAAGACACGTAAATTGTCAGCTCGCTGGACGTTTGAGTCTGCACAAGATGCACAAGCCCAACAGGGTATTGACATCGAAGCAGAAATTATGGCTGCTTTGGCGCAAGAAATTACTGCTGAAATTGACCAAGAAGTTATTGCTAGCTTGAAGAGCTTGTCTGGTATCGTATTAACATACGACCAAGCTGCTGTTTCTGGTACTGCAACTTTCGTTGGTGACGAGCACGCTGCTTTAGCTGTTCAAATCAATCGTACTGCTAACTTGATTGCTCAACGCACACGTCGTGGTGCTGGTAACTGGGCTGTTGTATCTCCAACAGTTCTAACTCTTCTACAATCTGCTACTACAAGCGCATTTGCTCGTACAACAGAAGGTACATTCGAAGCTCCTACAAACACAAAGTTTGTTGGTACATTGAACAGTGCAATGAAGATTTATGTTAACGGCTATGCTACTGACGACAACGTATTAGTAGGTTACAAAGGTTCATCTGAGTCAGATGCAGCGGCATTTTACTGCCCTTACATTCCTCTAATGAGTTCTGGTGTAGTGTTAGATCCATCAACATTCGAACCAGTGGTGTCATTCATGACACGCTATGGTTATGTTGAGTTGACAAACACAGCATCTTCTTTAGGTAACGCAGCTGATTACCTAGGTACTGTTGCTGTAACTAGCGCAAACCTACGTTTTGCTTAATTCTTAGAAACAAGAAGAAAGATTCAAAAAGGCCCTTCGGGGCTTTTTTGTTGACTTAAATACCTAATGCAAATAGAATCAGACAACGACTTTAAACAGATGCGTGAGCAGTTTAGTATATGGCGTAAACGCTTTCCTATGTTTACTCACGATGTTAATCAGATAGAACATATGATTGAAAATCGCATAAAGCAACATAGTATTATTATGGTACAGCATAGACAAACTAAAAGTCGAGCCTATTTAGAAAAAGCACAAAAAGAAATAGACACTATTAATCAAATACTAAGCACAGTTGAAAAAATTGAGCTAATGGCAATGCTTAGTCGTGGATAAATAAAGAGTCAAGAAGATTTATGCAGAATCCCTCTGCGTAGACCTAGAACGTCAAATTAAGGAGAAACAAAATGGGACGTCCATTAAGAAAAGATGTAAACGGAGTTGATGTTATCGGAACTGGTGCTACTACAGCTACTGGTGTAAGAGTTGAGTTTTTTGATGCATCGTTAAGAACAGACGGTGTTATTCTCAAGCAACGTGGCGCAAAAACTTTCGTAGTTACTCAAGTAGGAAACATTGGTACAACTTCATCATATGTTACTGCAACTGTAGTATCTGATGAACCTAATGCATACGGCGAAATGCGTATCACTGGTTATGTTGGCGGAAACGGACTTAATAATACCAAACAAATTGCTAAGATTACTAAACGTGTAGCTACAGACTTCGACGGCGTTAAGTACAATTGGTACTTAGAAAATGACTCATCAGCAGACTACATTGTACTAACAGCAATCGTTTAATTTAGGATTACAACATGGGACAGTTTTTAAGAGTCAACGGCGATTATAATATACAAGCCATTAGAGATTCAGTATCCGGAGGTACAATTACTCTAGATACTGGACCTTCAGGTACGGTTATTGTAACTGGCGGATTACTAGTTGAAGGGGAAACTGTCTATGTTGCTGCAACACAATTAGAAATTGAAGACAACGTTATCACGCTAAACAAAGGTGAAGGAGGCGACGGAGTATCATTAATTATTTCCGGAATCCGAATTGATCGAGGTTCAGCTGATGACGCTTCTTTACTTTGGGATGAGAATATTGCTATACCAACAGCACAGACATTTCCAAGTTTAGAACTAGGAGCAACCGCAGGCGGATGGAAACTAGTCGGCGCCGAAGACGCTTATACATTCCAAAACAGTCGTTTAAAATTAAGACAAATAATTACAGATAGTATAACAGACGCCGGAGACTTGACATTGATTGGTCAGGGAACAGGAGTTGTTAAAGTATCTGGTACTACTAGCTATGAAGATCAAGTTACACACGACGATGTGTTAACAAACAAAAAATATGTTGATGATGCAATTCAAAATAATCCAACATTTCAAATTCTTAAAGATAACACTAGAGTAATTATTGCTGACGCCGATGTTACTCCTAATAATACAGATACAGCAGGCTCGCTTGCATTTGCTACTGCAACTGTTGGTCAATTAATTAATGAAAGCTCTGTATCTATTGTAGTGGATACTACGCTAACGGCTCAGTTTTTTGCAGATAGATTTTTAGTTGGACTCAAAGGACTGAATGGTATTGAGATCGACGGGGTAAATTTTGAAGTAAGAACGCCCAACGGTGTATCGGATCAAAATATTTTTATCAACACTGCTCGATTTGATGCCGGCAGTACTGGAAAGCTTCAAACAAATTATGCATTACAACTAGATCAAATATCTAGTGATCCTGCTTTTGTTTCTGGGGCAACATTAATTCGAGCAGGCGACCCGGGATTAGGAACTAGCGGTGTTTACTATGTAAACGATAGTGCAAGCACTAATCACCGAACTGGCGAATTAATAAGCAAAAACAAGGCACTTGTTTTTAGCATGATATTTTAAAGAGACAACTATGATTACAAGTACATTGATTGATGTAACAAGAGCACTTACATCTCCAGGACTTCCTATTTTTGTTAGCACTACTAACGGAGCTAGTGGCGGGACTGGGCAAGTGAATGCTATAACAACTATTGCATTATGTAATATTGGTGATGTAACACTAACTGACGAAACAGCTAATGCAGTTACAGTTAATATTTGGTTTGCTCGTGCTGGAATTGGCAATCAAAATTATAACAGGATTGTTAGCAACTTGATTATTCCAGCAGGCGAAACTGTTTTCTTTTCAGAAGAAAGAATAGTGTTAGATGCAAACGATACAATTTATGTAGGCGCAGATGTTGCAGACTTAATCGCAGTAACAGTAAGTTCATTGCCGGTATAATATGAAATTTCTAAAACAAAAAAATATTTCAAAGTTTAGTATTAGAGACCAAACTCTATTCACTAATCAATTTGGTCGTGCAGTAATGGGACTAACTGGTGGGTTAAGATTGCCACAGGGAACAACTGCACAACGTCCTAACGAAACACTTGTACGTTATCCAGGCGGCATTAGTGGCGCTGAATTTGCCGACGGTACAATTCGTTACAACTTAGACACTAACAGCTTAGAAGCTCTTATTGCAGGAGTATGGGAAATTGTACGAGGTCCGGGTGCAACTGCAATTACTAAAGAAACATTAGGCCCTGGCAACGATGTCGAAACTACTTATACTCTTAACCCACCATTTGATATAGCACCATCTAGTGCAGATAATCTTATTGTTCTAGTAGAAAACGTTATGCAAATTTCTGTTACTAACTATAACTTGATCAACGGCAACACTGAAATCGAATTTACCAGTGCTATCCCGGGCGGCAAGTACGTTACAGTCTATTACGGCTTTGCTAACTAACTAGATTTAGAGTAAATATACATATCGAACGGAGATATGTAATGCCAGAATCTTATGCAGCCAGTTTAGGTAGAATCAGCGGTAAGCTACTTACTGA